CCAGCCGCCTCGAGGTCTCCGGTGGTCTTCGTCGGGAGATAGCCGGCGAACTTCAGCCGAACCTCGTCACGACGGTTGCGCGCCATCTTGGTGTGGCCGGGCGCCTTGGCCATCTCTTTGGGGTATTCAGCCATGCAAACAGAGTAACACCCCGGTAGCTGGCCCGCCCAGAGCAGCTACCGGGGTGTACGTGGAGAACGATCAGGCAGTCGTGAAGCCCATGTCGTTCAGGAGGAACTGCCAGCCAGCGCCGCCGAACAGCCAGCGCTCGGAGTACCCCAGGTTGGAGTCCTCTTCGCCGGTCAGGGTGACGCCCCACGCGATCGGGTCGTCGCCCGAGCCGAAGGCCTGCTCGGCGTAGTTGGTGACCTTCGCACGCGGGAGGAATCGCGCCACGTAGATCTCGCCGCCGTCGCCGAGGTCCACTGCCACGCTCAGGGCGCGGTAGTGCTTGCTCGCGGGCCGGGTCGGCTTCTCGATCGAAACCTCACCGGTCTGGGCGTCGGCGGTGATGGCCGCCAGGTCGGCGCCCGTCGCCAGGCCGATCGTCAGCAGCTTGGTCTCCTGGCAGGTGACCGCCATGGTGGAGGTGTCGCTGGTGACGTCCGATCGGGTCGGGGTGACCGAGCCCCAGGAGGTGACGTCCGAGGTGGACACGTCGCGGCTGAACTGGGCGCCATCGCCGGACAGCCAGCCCAGGTCGTCCATGCCGGACGGCAGGGTCTTCAGGTTGATACCCGAGTCCAGGCCGACCGCGCGCTGGCCGACCGCGAGCTTCAGGTCGGCGGCCAGGGAGCCGTCGAGCTGAAGGATCTCGACCTTGGCCGAGCCACCGGTGGCGATCGTGGTGATGGTGAACGCCGAGGTCGCGGTGACCGTGGCGTTGCCCGCGCCGATTGCCGAGGCAAGCGCGGTGGCGACAGCGGTCTTGGCATCCCCGTCGGCGACGGTGATCTGGTAGGTGACGCCGTTGACGCGCACCTTGAGTACGCCACCATCGGTGACGGTCGCGGCCGCAGCGCTGGAACCCGCCAGGACGGCGGTCGTCGCGGTCGCGCTGTAGACGGTCAGGGTGTCGATCGCGGGGACGCTGATGTCACCCAGGAACACCGAACCCTCGAGCGCCTTGCGGATCAGCTCGTTCTGCTTGTTCTTCAGGTCCTCGTAACTCGCCACGTTGGCCTTCCTTCACACGGGTTCTCAGCGTCGGACGCTGAACTGGTATGTGCCGGCGTACAGCCGGACGTTGGGACTGTCCCAGGGCCTCTGTGCAGGGACCACGGGTACGGTCACCATGTCCAGTACTACGAGGCCGGACGAGATGACCACACTGTGAGGATAGTCCAGCATGCGGGCGTCGATCTTCCCGATTAGGGTTTTCGCCGCGCTCCGGCCAGCGGCCAGCACCGAGATCTCCACGATTGGGCGGTAGGTCAGCTTGGTGCGTGACCCAAGAGCCAGCTCTTCGACGCGGGCAAACGGCAGCGGCTCGTTGTCGGCCGGGAAGTCGACGCCGATCTGGTTGTCGTTGGCCAGCTCCGGAAAGTCCCTGTGGAGCAGGGTTTTGAGCGCGAGCTCGATGTCCGGATACGGCTGCAGGTTGTCAGTCACCCGGCATCACTCCTCGGTAATCCCCGACGGCCGCCCCCGCCTTGGCGAGGTAGTGGCCGCCCTTGCTGCGGCGGTTGTCGAATTCATTCGGGGCCGCCTTCTTGCTCTCGTTCACCACGGTGACGATGCGGCGGCTGTAGCGGCCGATGCGGAGATTGCCCGCACCAGCGTCGACCTTGTACTCGTCGGCATAGTGCGGGCCCGGCCCGTTTGAACGGGGCGAAGTCGCCTGGGCAATCATGCGGACGTCGTGCGCGGCCTGGTAGAGCGGCTCGAGCATCTGGTCCGACGTGGCGAACTCGGTGAACGCCTTGTGGTCGGGCCGAAACTTCGCCTTGACGCGGGACTTGGCCATCTCACTCACCGGTCCGCGACAGAACGACGATCATGCCCTTCGGCTTGCCCTTGAGGTCGTACGATCCCGGCACGCCGACGACGTTGTACTCGTCGCCGCGTACGACGACCGTGTCCGTGGCGTAGACCGAGTTGGCCGAGCCGGGCGGGATGAAGAGATTGAGGCCGTCGATGATGACCCGGCCACGCGCGGCGTCCTCGGTGGACGAGCGCGGCCAGAGCTGGCAGTTCGGGATCTCGAACTCGGCGTCGGGGCCGGTGGGGTCGCCCTGCCAGTCCTTCGGCGCGGGGCGCTTCACGGTGACCGTCTCGTTGCCCCTCATGGCGTCACCGGCGTGAAGGCGTTGGTGGTGCTGGAGTCGCCGTACGGCAGCCACCAGTCGGATCCGGAGTTGTCCGGGATGTAGACGGCCGGGTCTTCGCCGCCGTCGTCGGTGCGCGTGGTCGGCTGGATCCACAGACCCGTCGAGCCGTCCGGCGCGAGCGACATGAGCTCGGACTCTTCGTCGTCGAGGAGCTGCATGTTCATCGCCGCGATGGCCATGGCCTCCGGGCGCCGCTCGGACAGCGGGCCGACCGACTCCTGCACGGTGCCGTCGGGGTTGAGGTACGTGCGGCCGGCCAGGAACATGCAGATGCGGACGGCCTTGCGCGGCACGACGACCGGCGGGGACTGGAGCTCCCAGTTCGGCTGGCTCGCTGCGTCGCACACGATCTCGGTAGCGGTCTGCAGAACGAGGGTGGCGAACGGGTCAGCGGCCACCGTCGCGATGTCCTGTCGCGTCCAGGTGGCGAACTGATCAATGCTTACCAGGGTGGGCATGCTTCATCCTCTCACATCAGGAAACCCCCGCCCTCCGCTGTCAGCGGAAAGCGGGGGTTCTCCGAACGTCCGGACTGGGATCAGTCGAGGACGGTGCCGGTGCCGGAGAGCGCCAGCTTGACGATCCGAACGTTGTGCGGGGTGGCCGCGATGTCGTTCTTGTCCGCTCCGGTGCCGCCGACGCGCTCGTCCAGGATCTCGTTGATCCCGATGAAGCTCGACACGACCGAACGGTCCCGGAGGAAGTTCGGGTCGTAGTCCATCAGCCAGCGGGCCGAGTAGCCGTTCCGCGAGGCCTTGGCCGAGACGACCGCACCACGGGGCGAGACCGGCGCCACGGAGCCCATGACGAACGAGCTCTTGTGGAAGTAGTACGCCTCGTTCGGGTTCAGCTCCGGGTGGACGACCACGGGAGCGCCCGCCAGCTTGCCGACCACGGCTTCGCGCACGGCCGGGCTGACATCACCGATGTTGTCGGCGTTGCTCAGCCGGTCGCTGGCCAGCCACGCGGCCTCGACGTCCGAGCCCACCAGGAAGATCCGGCCGGAGTACGGCGCGACCTTGTAGGAGTTCATCAGACGACGCGCCTCGAGCGCGACCAGGTGCGGGTCCTCGGCCAGGGTCGAGGTGACCGTGCCCTTGTAGTCGGCGGCGCGGAAGGCCGCGACGACCTTGTCCTCGTAGTTGCCCACGACGGCCTCGACCTGCGGGGTCAGTACGTCGGTGGCGAACTCGATGTTGTCGAGCGTGAGCTGCTCGTCGGTCAGACCGGTGGCCGAGTAGACGTGCCGGTCCAGCGTGATCGGGATGGTGTCCCCACCCTCGATGTCGTCCAGCACGATCGGCGCGGTACGCGAACGGAAGTCGTAGTCACGCGCGACCGCACGGAGCCCGCCGATGCGCATGGACACGGTGTCGTTCATCGCGCCCTTGAAGAAGTCGTCGCTCACTCGCGTGACCAGGTCGGGGCCCAGAAGCTCCCGGCCGACCATCGCGAGGAAGAACTCGACGATCTTCTCCGGCTTCGCCTTGATGACTGCCACGGGGACCTCCTACGAGATCGTTTCGGCCGCGTAATCCCCGTGGCGAGGATCGTGCGGATGTCTTGTCAGCGGATCCGGGGGATCTGCTCGATTGCCTTGTCCACGGAGATCTCGGCTCCGGCGCCCGGGTTCGGATCGCCAGGGTTGTGGTTGCCCTTCGGGACTCGACGGAGGCCGCCGTTGTCCGGGTCACCACTGCCCTCCTCGGACTTGCCGGCCGATCCGAACGAAGCCAGAAGCTCGTCCGCGTCCGCCAGCAGTTCCTGCTCGGTCGTCCCGACCAGCCGCTTGAGCTGATTCTCGTTCAGACCCTTCTTCAGCGCCACGCGAAGACGGAGGTTCTCCTCGCTCTGGTCGCCACTACCGGTGGCCTTGTCCAGAGCGGACTGGAGTTCCTGCTTCTCGCGCTCCAGGCGCTGCTCGTTCGTCTCGCCCTTGCGAGCCGCCTCGTCAGCCGCCTGCTTGAGGGTGTCCCGCTCAGTGGTCGTCTCGGTCAGCCGCACTTGCAGCTTCTCCTTGTCGCCCAGCAGGTTGAACAGATACCGCTTCAGCTTGTCCTTGTCGATCTCGATCTCTCCGGTCGCGGTTTCCCACGGTGCGGACCAGTCCTCGATCTTTTCGGGCAGCTTCGGCATGACACCCTCCTAGGGGCTTCGAGGGCGACCGCCTGCAGTCACCCGATGGCTAGAGCATACGAGACAGGATGTCAAGTGCGCATCTCATCCCGCGAGATTACGCGCGACCTTCCCATCGTTTCCGGAAATCGTTGATCGTGGGCACCCGGCCGAGCTCGTTCGAGAGGTCGATCCAGGCGGTCTCGGCAGCCTTGGCCTTGCCGGGCCACTTGGTCTTGCGCGAATAAACGGGCTCGACACCGCAACCGCAGTGGTCGTGTACCTTGTGCGACCCCTTGCCGATGAAGCGGGGATCGCTTTGATCGAACGACTCGCCGTCGTAGACCGGCCCGCGCGAGGCCAGCATGGCGCAGAAGTAGCAGGGGTCGCCGTCGGTCACCCGGATGTAGCCGAGTGCCTCGCGATCCTCATCCAGGGCGGACTGGATCTCGTCCCGGCCACCGTTCATGACGTGCCGGGTGGCGGCGCCGCTGATGTCGATGGCGGTGTCGTCGATCGCCTGCTTGATCAGGGCCTTCTGGACGGCGGGCGTCGTCAGGTCCGTCAGCGGCAGAGCGGCGATGCGCTTCTTCAGTGCGATCGGACCAGTGACGCGAAGCGACGTTTGAACGGCGTCCGTGAGGAATTCCGTCGGCGCCGGCAGCGCGAATCCGTCGCCACCCTTGACCTCGGCCGCCCGGAAGTTGGTGTAGTACGTCCGGGCGAGCTGCTGCGAGAGCTCGCGGCGCTGCTTGATCATGGGGAGGAGTCGGTTGATCAGGTCGAAGCTGGAGCCGTCGATGTCGTCCGGGTCGATCGACCGCAGCCAGAGCTGGGCCACGACGTACGCGACGAGGGCGCCGTTCCGCGCCTGCGCGAGACGTTCAGCCTCGGTCAGGGCGGCCGCCTGGGCGGTGACGGCCATCAGAACCTCCGTTGCTTGGGTGACATCTCGGGCTCGCCCGCCAGCTTGCGGAGCAGGCGCGACTGCTCACGCTGCTCCACGATGCTGGCGCGGTGGTACTCCTGGTTATCCTTGAGGATCTGCTTGAGGACGTCGATCACGGTGAAGGCCATCACGCAGCCCCCTTGTCGGACCCTCCGGTCGCCTTGGGCTCCGGCGGGACGGC